GGCTTGCGACTTCGTCTGACATAACGTCAGTTGGAAATTTGTTTAGCTTTGTTGCGTCAAGCTAATCCCTTTCAGTCATTGGCATCTCCTTCACAGAAAGACGGGGTGAGTTGCTGTACGCAAGAAAGGCCTGCACACCTCTTTCGAGGCGGTTGTCTCCTAACTGCGTTTGTTTTAGGGTTCGACCCAAAAAAAAATAGTGGCCCTCCTGCCCCGTAGGTGGTGGAGCAGGAGAGCCAGTTGAGGAGTTAATTCTTTAGGTCCGTTTTTTAGCGCCAACGCCGGATATCTGTATGATGCGATTTGCTTCCAAATCATCCAGGGTGGTTACATCACGGTTGCCATCTTTTCCGCTGCTGCGGGGTTCGCCGATAACCTGATCCCAAGCCTCTATAGCTGCCGGGATGAGGTGTTTACGGAAGTTCGCTCCTTGCCGTTTGCAGTCTTTCCAATCGTTGATGGCTTCTTGGAGGTTGGTTCCCCCAATTTCCGTTCCGTCATTCTCCCGCTGGGCCTTGCCGATTTTCCATGCCAGTGATTTCAGCGCACTTTCTTTACGCTTGGTCATGTATTCGGTTTGCCTGACGAAATTATCAAGAAGGTTCCGCCGGTCATATTCCAGCGTGGTGTCTCCTTCTTCGCACATTGCATCGACAATCGTCTGAAAGGCGTTCGACACTGTGTCGATAACCTCATAGTCTGTGTCGATGTCTTCAGAGTGGTATCCCATGCCGGTGATGGCACCTACCGTGCTTTTTGCAACGGCATTGGCATGTTCTTCCATCTGGTCGCGGTCACGCTTTTGCTTTTCTTCGCTGTATGCTTCTTGTAATGAACTAGTCATGGTCATTCTCCTTCTATGAACTGTATATTGATTTATGTTCAAACTCATTGATGACTTTGATTTCTTCGTACATTGCATCAATTTCACCTTCAAGTTTCTCAATTGCTTTATTATGAATTTGGTCCGCCGAATGGCGGTTAATCGTAAGAAGCATTGCGAGTTCGTCTGATTTGATGTTAAGCTGGTCGATGATGTTCATTGGATGGTACTCCTATTTGATGAATTAAGGCGGGGAAGCTCAGTTGCTGCTGGCTCCCCGCCGTTTCGTTGGGTGATTGGTTAGTAGCTCTGACCGGCATCACGCCGTTTCATCATGTGACGCACCAGCATAACAATGGGCAAGCCTATGACGGCAAGGTAGACGATTGCAGAGAAGATAATTGCCTTTGCTCCAAAGATAGCAAGGACGAGTATTTCAATACAGAAGAACAACATTAAGACTGCGGAACCTGCAAGCGCCTTGGCCTTTGCTACCACGTAGTCTTGAAAGCTATTCCAGATACTTGCCATCTTGCTGACGGGACGCGCAAAGTGTTCAAACTTCATAGAATGGATGTTCAACATGGTAAATACTCCTAAATGGCAAACGAGATGCGAAACATCATGCCTCGCTCCCTCTCCTCTGCCTTGGTTGTTGCCCGCGAACAGCATGACAGGCTCCGCGCAGTCAGGACCGGCGAAGCCGCCAGCCCTTGCTGGGCCAGATTTAAGGCAGGATGTCATACTTTGAACTGTCAGTTATTTGAGGCGCACGGAGTCACGCACAGACGACTCGCCTCTTAGCGAGGCGGTGAGCATGGCGAGTACGCCGACATATTCAATGCCACAGGGCTGTAACACTGCCTTAAATCTGAGAGTCTTGACTTCGTGGATGTCATGGTACCGGAACGGCGCGGCAACCAAGTCAGAGAGAGAGAGACTACAAGCGGAGGGGCGTTACGCCGAAGGCGCACCCGAAGCCAACTTACCCCGCTATACTGAGAACGATGTGTAGTAACACGGAACGACGACGCTGGCGTGATAACCGCCGCTCCCCTAGATCGTAGCACTCTGAGAGAACGATAGCAGGAGGAGGGCCGTTGGGTTACCCGGCATGCTGTGCGTAGTCACCTATCCATGCAGTAGCATCATGTTCGACCAATACTTTGGGAGAACCACTGACTAAATACGTGGAAGGGACAGTAAGGCTTACCTGTAGCACTCCTGCAAAAGCACCTAAGAAATCATGGGGATACAAATGTGCGTTGACGGCTTCAGGGAACCAAACCACTGTCTTTAAAGTAACGGACCAAGAGTGAAAGGAAAACAAGCTGTGGCATTGGTAAGTAAACAGCAGAAACAGGCAATGTTTGAGGCAGCAGAAAACCTATCCGATAAACAGAAGGCGTTCATTGATAACTTATTCACCCCAGGTACGACACAACAACAAGCAGCAATTAAAGCAGGTTACGCAGAGAAGTCTGCACATGTGGCAGCAAGCCGAAACCTAAAGCTACCCAACGTTCAAGAGTACCTCAATGCATGCGTACAAGACGCCATACAGAGTAACTCAGTGATGGCTCTGCAGGCAGTAGCTGATCTGACCACCACAGCTAAAAGCCCGTACGTAAGACTCCAGGCAGCGCAAGACATACTCGACAGAGCAGGTCATAAGCCAGTGGACAAGTCCATGGTAGCAGTGCGTGGTGAGATGAACGTGAACATCAACTTAGGTGACTGAGTAAGGAGGGGGGGGGGTTAAAACTCGGTCGCTACGCTCCCTAAAGGTCTTTCACACACATGATTTCTTAAAAAGGTAATTTCGGTGTTGTTGTTTTAAGTGCAGTTATTCCGTTTATGGTTAGGCATATTTCCTGCATTTGTTCTTGTGGTTCGGGCTAAAATTTACTATACGTTTTGTTATACATGTGGGGTTATTTTGGGAATTTTTATTCAAGATTTGTCTTTTGAAGACCTCCGGATGCTACGCAAGATCGTGCAAGCGGAACACAAAAAAACGTTTGGCGGGCATGAATTGAGCAATGTGCAGGCGGATCAGTTTATCGAGAGTTTGGCCCCGGAAGTTACGGAAAAGGTATTGAAGGCAGCGGTTGATGGAGGTTTGCGGTGAAAATAAACAATGTGGTTGCTTTGGATGACTATCGGGTTTTTGAAGAACAGAGAGAAATTTGGTCGAAGCACAAAAACGACCACCCCGCTGAATACCACGGAATTTACGTGACTGCGGATAATTCTGGAAAATTTTTGATATCGACATTTGGTAATTTGGATCATGGGGGTGCGATTGTGCTACTTGAACAGGTCATGGAGGCCGTGGCAATTGACAATTTTAAAACCCCCGAAAAAATTTAACCCCGGACGATTTGAGGTTAGTTGGGATGAGGTGCGGGATGAATTTGTCGCGCACGACAAACAAACTCTGGTTGATTACGCCATCCCGACGCACGTACTGGCTGTTCTCCAAGAAGAAGACTACCGCCTAGCCGCCTTTGCGGTCCAAGACTTCATCAGGCGCACAGCGCATTAGATAGATGGTTGATTTCAATTATTCGCCTGACGGCAAGATAATTTCAAAATTCTTGAAGGACGATAGCTTTGTCAGAGGAATTAGAGGCCCAGTGGGTTCAGGTAAATCCGTTGCTTGTTGCGTTGAAATTTTCCGACGAGCCTGCCAGCAAGAACCAAATACCGATGGTATTAGATATTCGAAGTGGGCGATTGTACGAAATACAAATCCTGAACTCAGAACTACGACTATCGCCACGTGGCTCCAGTGGTTCCCGGAAAATGAATGGGGGAAGTTTCGCTGGTCGCCGCCATATACCCACCGTATCAGGCGCGGTGATGTCGATCTGGAAGTTATTTTCCTGCCTCTGGATACCCCTGAAGATGTTAAAAAACTCCTTTCCCTGGAAGTCACGGGCGTGTGGTGCAACGAGGCACGTGAGCTTCCCAAATCAATCATTGACGGGGCTACTAGCCGTGTGGGCCGCTATCCGTCGAAGAAAGATGGCGTCGGTGCTACGTGGCATGGGGTTATCCTCGACACTAACGCACCGGAAACGGAACACTGGTGGCCGATAATGTCTGGGGAGACACCTCTGCCGGATCACATTGGCAGGGAACAGGCGCTAATGCTGGTTAAGCCCGATAACTGGACTTTTTTTACCCAGCCATCAGGAATGAACGAGATCAGGGATTATCGAAACGAACTGACCGGGTATGAAATGAACCCGGAATGTGAAAATTTCAATAATTTGATGCCCACCTACTATGAAAATATGATCCGGGGTAAAACCAAAAGCTGGATCGATGTTTATATCCTCAATCGCTTGGGAACGGTCGAGGATGGCAAGTCTGTCTATCAGGGTTTCCTTGAGCGCACCCACGTTGCCAAGGGCGTGTTGGAACCTGCGGAAGGATTGGAAATTATAATCGGCATTGACTTCGGGCTGACCCCTGCCGCCGTTTTTGCTCAACGCCTTGGCAGCGGTAGATGGCTGGTACTGAGGGAACTGGTCGCTCAAGACATGGGGGCCATTCGTTTCGCGGAACAATTAAGAGTGACGATAGCGAGGTATTATGGAGAACATGAATACAAAATTTTCGGTGACCCGTCAGGTGACTTCAGGGCGCAGACAGATGAGTCTACGCCATTCGACATTCTCAGGGGAGCCGGAATACGTGCTTTACCAGCACCCACAAACGATCCGGTTATCAGGATTGAGTCGGTTAATTCGATTCTCTCTCGCATGGTGGACGGTGAGCCTGGGTTCCTGGTTGATCAGAAAAATTGTCCCGTCCTGAAGTCTGGCTTTCTCGGCGGCTATCATTACAGGCGCTTGCAGATCAGCGGCGAGAAGTATGACGACAGGCCGCATAAGAATAAATTCAGCCATGTGCATGATGCTCTGCAATACGCAGTAGTGGGCGCGGGAGAGGGGCGTAGTATTGTGCGTGGCACCAAGGCTCTTAAACCCTTTCAGGCAAAGAGAGACTTTAACGTATTTGACCGAATGCGGAAACGAGTTGGCAGAAACCGGGGCTCCAGGGCTATATGAAGGTCGCCGTCGATCCTCGGTTATCAATTTGGTATATCGGCTTTACCGATGCGGTAAATCACAATTTCTGGTTTACGCGCTTTCTCAAACCCGGATTTAAACACTGCTATGCTTTCTCATATGATGCTGGCAGCGATGCGTGGGTTTATTTTGATCCAGCTTATAATTCAACAACTTTAAGAGCTTTTAACCAGGCCCAAATGGAGCAATTTTTCACTCTGGTTCGCGGGCGTGATCTGGTGTTATGCGTGAAAATTAAAAGAGATCATATGTTCCGTAGTCGCTTGATGCAGACATGTGCATCTCAATTGGCGAACTTGGTCGGGATTAATTTGTGGTGGGCATCGCCCTATCGCCTCAATTGTGCGTTGAGAAAAATCGGCGCACAGGTCAGTTTCTTATCAGATCAATCAAGGAGAGAATCTGATGGGAAAAGTAGTAAGTAGTGTTTTTGGCGGGAAACCAAAAAAACCTACTGTGGACCCCCAAATCGCCGCGCAGTTGGCGGCAGTGAAAGCAGCAGAAGCAAAGAGATTGAAGGAGTCCGACGCCAAAAAAGCGGAGGAAGCCGCGCAGCTAAAACGTAATAAGCGTGGGCGCAGGAGCTTGTTTGCAGAAAATAATGCTGGTTCCGGTTTTGAAGAAATCGAGAAAAAGAAAAAGTCTTTAGCCTAATGGCCGACGAACGTTGCAAAGAATTACTGAAACTTTTTAAGCAACATAGCGCGACTCGTGATGGCTGGGTCGAAGCGTGGCAGGACTGCTATGACTATGCCTTGCCCAATCGCACCGGCTTTTATCTGTCGGTGGCTGGGCAAAAAAATACCGACAAGATATTTGACTCGACTGCCGTGCATGCCGTCCAGGAATTTGCCTCCCGCATGCAGGCGGGGCTTACGCCGCCTTTCGCCAAATGGTTCAGTTTTGCCGCCGGTACGGAAATCCCAAAGGAGCAGCGTTCCCAGGTAGACCGCCAATTGGAGGAGATTGGTATTTATGTGTGGGAAGTTCTTCAGAACAGCAATCTGGATCAGGAACTGCATGAAGGCTATGTAGACCTTTCCGTAGGTACAGCAGGACTACTGATTGAAGAGGGAGATGAAATACACCCTGTCAAGTTTACGTCTATCCCGCAAACTCAGCTAGTGCTTGGGACCGGCCCGTTTTCTGCAATAGACCCAACATGGCGTTCCCGTGAAATGACGGTGCGTAATATCAAGCTGACTTGGCCGAAAGCTAAAATCCCGGCGGAAATGAGTCGTGCTGCCAAGGACAATGCGGAGAAGACGTTTAAGATCATAGAGTGCGTCAAGCGGGATTGGGAATATAAGCAATCAGAGAAATACAAATTCTATGTTCTTTCTCTGGAGCCGGAAGCGGAATTGTTCGATGCGGAGTTCTCCGGCGACGGTGCCAATCCCCTTGTAACCTACCGCTGGTCCAAAGCGGCTGGTGAAAATTACGGCAGAGGTCCGTTATTTAATTCTCTCGCTGATGTGAAGACCTTGAATATGGTGGTTGAGATGGTGTTGCAAAATGCCGAACTGGCTATTTCCGGTATTTGGCAGGGCGACGATGACGGCGTTATCAATCCCGATACCATTGAGCTTGTTCCTGGAACGATCATTCCCCGTGCGCCGGGAACTACCGGCCTGGAGCCTTTGCAGGCACCGGGGAATTTTGATGTGGCGAATCTTATTCTGGAAGACATGCGGCATACTCTGAAAAAAGCATTGTTCAACGAGTCGCTAGGTGCGCCAGAAGGTACGCCCATGTCAGCTACCGAAGTGCATGAACGGATGGCTGATTTGGCGCGTACCATTGGTTCGGCGTATGGCCGCTTACATACCGAGTTGGTCACGCCTCTTCTTCGTCGTGTTGTTTATTTACTCAAGAAGCAGGGACGTATCAGCATCCCCCTGGTGAACGGCAGAGAAGTCAAAGTTGTTAATTCCTCGCCGCTGGCACAGGCGCAGCATTCTGAAAATGTGGCCCGTGTAGCGCGGTTGGGTGAAATTATGAACGGCATGTTCGGCCCCCAGATTACCGCTCTTGTTTTGAAGGCGGAAGAAGCTGGCGCTTATGTCGGTGCAGAGATTGGGGTGCCAGACAAGCTATTGCGTAATGATGCAGAGCGGGAAGAAATGGCCCAGGCGATTGCCCAAACGGAACAGGTATCCCAGGCTCAGAACGCTGCACAGGGAAATATCTTAGGAGGTTAAGATGGACAAACCAAAGATTAGAACTACCCATCAGAATTAGGAGGTTAAGATGGACAAACCAAAGAAGAGTTATAAGCCCCGAAAGGGTGACACTATAAAAGGCACGGAGATGCCGAGCATCTTTAAATACGTTCAGATGTCCGGGACACATACTTT